CATTTAAATGATGTTATTACTAAAAATAGGATTTCAGGTATTTGTGTTGTATCAGATAGCCCAGATAATAAGCGAGTCCAAGATAAGCAGACCGCTTAGATACTACCTAAGAGATATATCTGACAAAAATATAGTTGCAAAGGTATTATATGAATTGATGTCTTGCTTCCTGTGTACTTCTGTTTGGGTAGGGTTTGCATTAACCCCTTTGTTGTTTGATCTTTCTAGTTATCTAGGTTACAGCACAATATCTTGGTTCTGGAACGGATTATTTTTCTCCTCTATTACTTGGTTTATGAAAGTGTGGGAAGAAAACAAACTAAAGGAATAATATGCCACGTTGGAAGAAAGCAGCCTACAATCTAACAGAATCAGAGATAAGGTGGGCTATGGATAATTCATCCTCTAACAACCAAGCAGCCGCATTTCTGCACATGACCGTTGGTGCATACAAGAAATACGCAGAGATGTTCTATGACCACGACTCAGGTAAAAATCTATACGAGTTGCACAAGAACAAGCAGGGAAAGCGGATAAGCAAGGTTAAACACCTTCACAATACTGCTACTATGGATGATATACTATCTGGGAAACACCCCGGATACAGTATTAAGAAACTAAAGGCTCGTTTAATAGACGAAGCAGTTTTTGAAGACAAGTGCATGATATGTGGGTTTTGTGAGCAGAGAATAACTGACTATAAATCCCCCACAAACCTAGTATTCAAAGACTCAAATCCAAGAAATCATTTGAAGGACAACTTAGAGATAGTGTGCTACAATTGCTTCTTTCTATATTACGGGGATTTAAGCACAAAGTCATTTTTAAGAAACGCTCCTACACAAATATCAAAACTAAAACCAGACTATGGAAACAGAATCGAAGACAGAGACGAGTTTGCCGATTTTAGATGATCTGTTCCGCTCCCTTGGTGAGTGCGATTATCTTTACTTGAAGACAAGTTCATACCTAGACTCTCTAAGAGAAGAGAGGGCAGTTATAATCAAACTAATAGACGATATTCAAAATGGAAGCCAACAAAACAACGATCAAGATTTGGGTGACAAAGAATAATTTCTCCTTAATACAAGAAGGAACTTACCCAAAAGAATTTGAAACAACCCAGCCATCTAACCTGTCAGAATATGTAGAGATGACAATAGGAATGGACACCTTGACAGAGTGGGTATCACAACATAGAACTACTGGCAAGCCTCCAAAGGGATATTTATTCGGCTGATAATCAAAGGAATATCTTGTTAAATTTGTTAACAAGATGTTAATAGCATGTAACATTTGGTGTTAATGTTTTAAATGGAACTACTTATTCCGTAGTTTTAACACGATCTTAACTAATAAGGGGTGATATGATCCCACTGTGCTTAATTATTATTTTGATTTTTGCGCTGATTAGCAGGTTAGTTAGAAGTATATATAAATAATCCGTTTTAAACCATCAGACACCTATGAAACAAACACACGCTATCCTGAATAAGGCTGGACATGTATGCCTTGTGCTATGCGCCTTGTTCCTGTTCGTTAACGCGAACACTTCACCAAAAATAAAATACACGCCTTACCAAATACTCGTATGGGAGATAAAAGCCAACGAAGGGTATAAGTCTTGGTGGTATCCTGACGGAGTTAATAGAGGCAAGCAAGCGTACTCTATTGGGTTCGGATGGAACGATCTCGGAAACAGGAGAAGGAACGAAATATCAGAGTACACTTCTGACAAGAAAGTTACGTTCCAAGAGGCTACTGAAATTACCTTAAAAGAAATCAAAAAGTATGGAACACTCAACAAAGACCAGTATAGGAATCTTGCACTTCAACTGTATTCCTATAACTGTGGACTTGCAAAATCAGGGGCAAGCCTAGGGCATTGTTGCGGGGGTTCTAAAGGCTGTGGTTTTCACTATCATAAATTATGTAAGGGAAGGCACTGCCATGCCTGTGATGTTAGGAAAATGCACAATGAGAGGAGAAAGTTTGAACTTGCCCTGTGGAATCACGATGTAGTTAACATAATGGTCAGGACAGAGAAGAACAGGGGTAAATTGCAAACATACGTTCAGACATTAAAAAGCAGAGGCGACCTATGAAGAAAGAAGCCCCAAACAAATTACTAAACTTGTTGAGGAAGTACAGGGTCGCTGTATTGTTTATTGTAGTGCTGCTTCCATTTGCACTGTCTGTATCGTTCTACAAGATCATGGACAGGACAGTAAAGAAGAGAAGAGATAGGATAGAGTTTTTAGTAGTACACTATACTGCCAATCCTAATCCCGGAGCAGATGCTAGGATGAACGCTACATATTTGAGAAACAAAGAGGGAGCAGGTACTCACTATTGCATTGATGACGAGGAAGTTGTACAATGCACAGACGAGGGAAACGTTGCTTATGCTGTTGGAGACAAGAAGTGGTGGGGATTCATACCAAAGCCTTGGCTGTCTAACAAAATAAGAAACAATAACTCTATTTCGTTTGAGATGTGTCTTGGAGGAGGTAGAAACGACTCTTTGATAATAGAAACAACAGCCCAGCAACTTGGGTGGCAACTTGTGAACAAAGGACTTGACATTAGCAGAGTGGTTAGACATTATGACGTAAGTGGAAAACACTGTCCGAGGTTTTACTACATGGACAAGTGTTGGGATCAAGCAAAAGAAGACCGAGCATTTTACCTATTCAAACTAAAGGTTCAGAAGTATCAGAAGATACATCTTGACGAAAAGAAGAGAAGAAAAGAATTACAGGTGAAGAGCCTTTAAATGTCTTGCTTTTACAGTTTGCCCGTATATTTATAGAACTGTGATGTACTCAGTGATAAAATAGAGGATTTGATTTGGATATAACAGTAAAGGATTTGCTTGGTATTTTTAATGAGTGGTTGAAGTTACTTGCTCCTTTTGGCGTAGTTGGTGGATTGATTTGGAAACTATGGCTCAAGGCAAAATTTAAAGAACTGTCAGACTTGTATCAAAAGATACATGTTATAGCAGAGGAATTTAGACCTAACGGAGGAAGTACGCTTAGAGATGCCATAAACAGGATAGAAGTAATGGTCACAGTTCAAGATCAAAAAACCTTGGCCATCATCAAAAGTCTACCAATTGGTACTTCTATACGAAACGAAAAAGGGAAGATAGTTGACTTAAATAAGATGCTGTGTACTATAACAGGCAGAACAGAGTCAGACTTGAAAGGAGATAACTGGTCAAAATGGCTTCATCCAGACGACAAAGAAGAGGTCTTACAAGAATGGGAAAGATGTGTTGAAGAGGATTTAAACTTTGAGAAGGATTATAGGATTGTTAAACCTGACGGCAAGATTCAAAAAGTACATCACCTTGCACTTAGATTAGTAGATAGGGATAGTAAACTACTAGGGTTTTTAGGCACTTATACTACGGTTGGCGATCCATATTAAGGAGTATATTTGTTAAACAGATCATACGATAAGAGTTTTTGGGCGTTTGACCAAAACGATATATTGCTAGAAGACAGAAAAACACCTTGGAGCAAGGGCGATTCTATTGGTAGGAACGCCTTTGCTTATGTTTTTTACCCTCAAGAGTCGTTCCTAAAGGATACCTTGATGTCTTGTGTAAAAACAAGGGACGATGGGTATGTTCAGTTCTACCGATACCCAAACGAAGGCGCGGATAATATGTCGAGAGACCATGTATCTGCCATAATACTTGCCCTGTATATAAACAGAGACAAGGAAGAACTTATCTACATATTAGATAACCTTCCACTACAACTTTCCCGGAGATACTGGCAGACGGCAGACTTCTGGTTATGGCAGAAAGCACTGAGGGCAGATTTAAAGGGAAAGAGAATATCTTACTGGGTATTCAGGGAGTTGTTCTTACTGCTTAATCTCCTTATGTTTGTCTTTGTAGTGCCTTGGAACTATTTGTTTAGAAAACTACTTGGTGTTAAAAGGTACGATCCGAAGGACATACCAGATATTGAGTACAAACCTTGGACAGGAGTAAGAAAGTGGATGTACCAGAAATTGCTGTACCCACAGTTCGCCTTGTACAACTTAGTCTGGATGGTGAGAACCTTAAAGGCTCAGGACGGAGTTCTTTCCGCACTACTTAGGCTGGAAGCACAGAATTTCGTACTAAAGGCAGTCCTTGGTAAAGAGATAAAAAGAGAAGAGTATGATAGTTATACTCCAACTAATGGATTTCAATGGGCTGGTGTATTTGACAACGGAAGGGATAGAGTGCCTAGGCTTCTAACACCAGAAGAAACAGCCTTCAATGACATAATGCAAGGAAATCTTGATTACCTATACTACGGTATGGATAAGATAATGCTTGAATACGATGACAGGATCGTAAATTTGGTCAAAACAAACAAACCTATTATAGACTATTAAAATACAAACAAAATGTTAATGGGCTTGTTTTATTGAAAGGTTTACCATTACCTTTGCAGCGAAATTAACACATGGCGGTGTAGCCCAATGGCAGAGGCAACAGACTTAAAATCTGTAAAGTGCGGATTCGAGTTCCGCCACCGCTACGTAGGATGACTGTTTGATAGTTTCATAGATTCCGTTTAAGACGTGCGTAGAAACTTAAACAACATGAAAGATCAGTATATTTGCATCGGTAACGTACTATCAGCAATAGTTATGCTGATATTTGTATTCAACATCAACTGGGCAGAAGCGACTTGGATGGGGTGTATAAACTACTTGATAACCATTGTTGCCTTTACATTGAACGTGTTTACTATACTCCATTACATTGTAAACGGGTTCAGAGAAGATTAAAAAAATGCCCCCGTCATTTAACGGTTAGGATGACCCTCTTCTAAGGGGTTCGTAGGAGTTCGATTCTCTTCGGGGGTACAAAACAAAACAGAATGACAATACTATATATTCTACTTGGGATTGCCATAGGTTCGACCTTACTATACTCCATCTTTGGGGTAAATGTGCTGTCGTTCATACTTGATCTCCTGATAGAAATAGTGTGTGCCATATTTGACTGAGTAGTAGCCCAACGGCAGAGGCATGAGTTAGAGAGGCTCATCAGTGCGGGTTCGACTCCCGTTTCTCGTACAAACCAGTAAAGTGAGGGCTTCTTAGATATTGAAGCGAAAGTTGTCTCAAATATACTCCGCAGGGAAGGCGAAAATTTTGAAACCTGACGCAAACCTAAATACCTGCTATTGGTTTAACGCCTACGGCTTTGCGAAGGTGGGCTTTTGTTTTCGCCAACTTTTGCCAAACCCGTGTTATGTTGTCGTTTTTTTTCTTCTTTTTTTGTGCGGGGGGCGTATTTTATTTTATTTGATTATCAATGAGTTAGAAAATATTTTAAAAATAAATCAAAAATACTTTGAAAAATGTTTGCAAGTATCAAAAATAGGTTTACCTTTGTTCCGTTGCTGCAATGAAGCACAACATTTGCATTACAATAATTAAATAACAATGGAAGCGTTAATAAAAAAAGTGCCAGTTTCACAAGTAATTGAAGGTAGAAATGTTCACGAAATAATGAACACTAAAGAAATAGCGGAGTTGTTAAATATTTCTACAAAAAAAGCATACTTAATAATGATTGAAATGGAAGCTAATGGCAATGCTTGTAAGTATGGATATAAGACTAAGGAAGGGTTTGAAGACCCATCATTTTCTACTTTAAAAACAAATTCACTTTATTGGCAAATTTATTCATAATGGAAAAGAAAAAAGAAACGAGAGGCGGTAAAAGAGAAGGTGCAGGTCGTAAAAAACTTGCACCTACTAAAACCGTTTCATTCAGAGTTAAAGAAGAAGATGTTGAAGGTGTGAAAAATGCTGTTTCGGAGTTCTTGGGTGGGAAAAAGTATTGAAAGAAAAGAACATATTATAGAGAGTTGACAGAGGGGTAATGTGCTGGTTTGCTAAACCAAGGCTGTCGGTAATACTGATACGGGAGTTCGATTCTCCCACTCTCTGCGAAATGAATAAGAAAGTATTATACAGGCTGAACCTCTTGCTATTTTTAGAGGTACTCACATTAATAGGTACTACTGCCTACTTAGCAGTGAGTTGGAATGGTCAAGTGACCGTAGGGTTGAACGCAGTAAGCCTATTATGGGTAGAGGTCTTGTACCTCCTTTACATTAACTTCAAGGAACGAGAATGAAAATGAAAATGAGAAGTATTTTTAATCAGATACTATTTGAGTCTTTACAGGACACTAAGGTATCTGATAATGGTAAGCCTATACTTATGTACCACGGCGGTGGATATAGTGGTGGTGATGCTTTTAGAGGGGATGGATGGTTTACTGTCTCCAAGACCGATGGCAAGTATTACGCCAGACAATCGGGTGGCTCGTTAACAGCCGCGTATCTTGATATTAAAAATCCACTATACGCGGGATACGTTAAGAGTTTTAAGGTAGTACCAGATAATAAATTTTTAAAATCGCTTAAAAGCCGTAAAATAGAACACTCAGTACAGTTGGAGGACGGTTACATAAGTTACATAGAGCCTAACAGTGCTGTTTTAATTGCAAAGGATATTGGGAGAGATGGGGTTATTGTTCTTGAAGAGGACGGTAGTATATCAGATTCTGTTATATTTAACTCTAGTCAAGTGGTGCTGAAAAAGTAGTTTTATGAAAACAATGATATTTATACTGATTTTGCTTGCGAACGTTCTTTACGGACAAACCAGACAGGATTCAGTAAAACTAAAAACAGGCGCAAGAGCCACCAGAGCAACCTTCTCAGAGAAGATCAAGGGAAAGGTTGTAAAGTACAAGACAGTCTATTTGAACCAAAGCGATAACAGGCTGTTCGTAATCGCATACAATGAACGAAAGAGGAAGTACGAAAGAAAACCACTTCCAGTAAACATAGAGATTGACTAATGAAACAATGTCCTCAATTCCATTCAGAAAAACCGCAGTCCTTTAGGACAGGAGGCACTATGTGTTAATGAATTTCAAATAGTTCAATAACATTTGTAAATGTGCAACCGAGTCTAATACCTTTGTGGCACATTTTAATTTAAACGACTACAACATGAAAGCATACGGTAGCAAACAGAACTGGAATGAGACTGATGATTTCAATCGTTCTAAGTCCGCAGATGGAGGAGTTAAAAACTCTAAAGCACCTGCAACCAAGAAACGCTGCAACAAGACCCTGAAAACCCGCAGCAGAAGAGAAAACAAAATAAAGTGTTAATGGGTTTGGTAGTATCAAAAAGTTGACGTACCTTTGACCCATAATAATGTGACCTAAGCAACACTGGTGGTAGATGCGCTGGTTTGAAAAGCCAGAGAGATCGGTTCGACCCCGATAGGTCACACAATAAAGAAACGGCTACTGCGGACGGTTTTGCACTTGCGCTAACGGGAGCAAAATCAATACGCCAAGCGATATGGTTCGCAGCCCTTTTAGCGAAGGGAAGTCAAGAGAGGTTCAAATCCTCTAGTAGTTACAAAATGGGCTTTGCCCTGTAAGAACGCGCTAATGCCAGCATGGTGGTAGTGTAAGACAAGTCCTTTAACTCCGTGACAATGCCATCTAACTTGCTGAAAGGCAGGTTGTGTGTATGAATCGAAAGGTTCTAAAATGATGGTGTCAAACCTAAACACTCAGGGTTTTATTGAAATAATGGAGGGTCGTAACTGAGAGAACTAAAGTGTCTTGAAAACACTGATGGCGTGTAAAAACCCGTGGGGGTTCGATTCCCTCACCCTCCGCTTAACAAACATTTTATGAACAAACTTTTCATTAAAGTATGTGGAACTTCCGCATCGGGTAAATCCACCATCGGGGCAGAACTAAGGGATTTTCTTAGAGAACGTGGGTTTGATGCTGATTTTTACGATGATGTGCAGTTTATTGACTTTCAAGAAGAAAGGGTGGAGGTTTTAAAGAAGAAAGGTACAAAGATAGTCATAGAAACTGTACAGTTAGTCACTGATATTTCTACTGGCGAACCTTTTGATACTTTTAAAATGCGAAAAAAAGATACGCTCTGTAAAGAGTAAAAAATTGCCGCTGAGGTGTAATGGTTGCATATAAAGCCAGAGTGGATACTTCACTTACAATAACTTTATAGCAAATTTTTTTCTGAACAAAAAAGGACTGGGTTCGATTCCCAGCAGCGGCTCAAACCAAACATGTTTTTATGAAAGTTGGAGACAAAGTAAATTTCACGTTCAAGTGTTTCGGAATAGTTAGTGTGGAAGAGACTGAGGTTATAGATGTAGACGGAGATATGATAACTGTATCGGATACATGGACAAGCGACAAATCTGGACAAGAAGAGAACGGAAAGTTCTCCATCAAGTCCGGTAAATGTTTAAATGACAATACGTCCTTTGGGGCAAGCAGATGTCTTGACAAAGGTTGAACATTGTTCCGTGGTGTAATGGTCAGCACACTTGGTTTTGAGCCAAGCAGGTTACAGTTCGAGTCTAAGTGAGACAACAATATGGAGCATATAACCCGTTTATGGAAACGGACAGGGTTGTGACCCCTGACAGGTGTAAAAGCCTCAAGCGAGTTCGATACTCGTTATGCTCCCAAAACAGTAAAAACAATGAATGCACAAGATTTACTTAAAATGGCTGGGACAGAACCTCATAAAGATGAAATTAACACCTTCTCTATGGCGGAAATTGAATCCCGACTTTCTGAGTACGCAAAAGAAGGCAAGTTTGACGCACCTTTCTGGGGTGTTATTTCGGATTCTTTGAAAGAAGATTTTGAAGGTAGAAAGTTAAAGGTTATGGTATATAACTACCCTCCTAGACAGCCTATGACTATAATTGCTTGGGCATAAGACATTAGCCCTGTGACCGTATTTGAAAAAATAATAGCACAAAACCACTGTTAGTGGCTGGTGCGGTAAATTAAAGACAAATGAAAAAAGTAAGAATAATTCAAAGAACAATGCTACAAAAATTTATAGCAACTACTATCAGAGAATATTTGAATGAGAATGTAATTGATTGGTATGAAAACAATAAAGGTGTATCAGATAAAGTAACAAGACCTTCTGATGGTTTAATATATACATTTACCGATAATTTAGAAAACATATTAAATGATAATATGTTAAAAATAGGGGATTGGGGGTATATTTCATTCACAAAAAATCCAAATCTAAATTATGGTAAATATAAAATTATTTTTGATTTTGATAAATTAAATAAAGATTATAAATTAAAAGATTATGTATATGATGCTGGTTGGGATGAAGATTTACAAGGCGATAAATTAGAAAAAGCAATAAAAGATATAAAAAATGAAGAAGAAATTATAGCATTTGAGCCAATTAAAAATTTGGATAAATATATTATTTCTTATGAAAGAATTTAAAGTGCGTTGGCAAAATTCTTTTTGTTTTTCATCGCAAATGATAAATCGAAGAACTGAACTAAGGCATGGAGCATAACGGTTGGGTATTTGTGAAGTGTGGCTACCACAAACGCTTAATCAAAGACAAAATTTTATTAGCCACATTTTACAAATACCTTGTTAGGCGAAGTTATGATAGACAAAATAATAGAACAATATGAAGATGAAACATTCTTAAAAGCAGATGGTTTTGATGAAGCCATTATCGGAGTTGATGAAACTACAATGCGACTGATATATTCAGTAAAAAGGTGCATAGAAATACTTATGAGAGATATGTCGGAAGAAGATGCAATGGAGCATTTTAGTTTCAATGTAAGTGGAGGTTATGTGGGTGAGAAAACCCCGATATGGTGTTCGGATAATTTCGCCTAACGTTTACGGGCTTGGCGAAAGTGGGCTTTTGTTTTCGCCAACTTTTGCCAAACCCGTGTTATCGGCAGGCGTTCTACGAGTGCTTGTTGCTTGTGAGGAAAGCCAATCTGTTACAAAGGAATTACGCAAATTAGAACACGAAGCATTTAGCTGTGATTTATTACCACAAATCGGTGGATACGAAGAATGTCATTTGCAACACGATGTAACATAATTGCTAAAGCTAAAATGGGATATGATAATTGCGTTTCCGCCTTGTACATATTTGACTTAACATGAACATAGAAACATTCTGCAAAGCAACATTCTGCTTGCACATAATAATTGCTCAAGGAGGCTCTCTGTTCGCTGTGCTGTACAGGTACAATGGACTGATAAATTCCTTGCTTAGAGTGGGTGTTTTGTTAGTTCTGTGGGTAATGTTGAATCTGATATTCAACGGTTGTCCCTTGACACACATTGAAAATATAATTACCCACAGTATTTACGGGGTATGGCCTATGCCGGGCTATTCTTTTGAAGACTCTTGGGTAAACATGATAATAAATTCGGGCATTAGTGTAGTGGCAACACGGTAAAACGCAACAAGTGGAAATTTCACTTACAATACTTTTATCGCAATCTATGGAGATGCAAACAGAGGTTCGATTCCTCTATGTCCGACAAAATTGGAGAACCCGATACTACAACCATGTAGAGGTTTAATAGCGAATGGTGTTCGTATCTCCTAAAGACAATCCACTTACAATACCTAAAATTATGGGTTCGAGTCCCGTATTTTCCTTCACGGGGAGATTAGTCAAATGGTTAAGACGAAAGACAGTAAATCTTTTTAAATTAAAGTGGATTCATTTTTAAACAAACCTAAAGCATGGATATTTTAACTCAATTTTGGCCTCAGTTCTCTGTACTAATTATTTTAGTATTATTCATCATTAAGGACTTGGTTCGGTTTAAGACAGACAGCATAAGGGCAAGTTCCGCAATAGAGATACTCAAGTACAGCACCGAGTTCTCGATAGTGATCTTGTCTGGATTATTGACTGCATCTTTTTTCAACGTAGTGTATATAATCTGGGTAGTGATTAGCATACTCCTGTTGGCATCTCTGTTTTATTTTTCCAAGACCTTTACAGGGGTATCAAAGACATCTGCCGAAATGAAGGATACGTTCACGTCTAAAGTTCGAGTTTGGGACTTTGTATCTGTGATACTGTTACTTTGTGCTGGATTTTTTGACGGGCTTATAGCCGCAATATGGAGATAATGAAGAGACTAAAGTTTGGAGACATTCCCATTAGTCCCTGAGCAATCAAACTTTTGGGTGTAAAGAACAAGTCACTTACAATAACTTCCGCTCTTGGAGCAGCAAACTGTTAATTTGACCCTTAGTGACTTTATTTTTAATCCATTTTAGGAGTACATGTTGATTGATAAAGAGACGTTAGAGAGGCTTATAATTGTTGACAAAATTTCCTATGAAGAGATAGGACGACAGTTTAACTGTACGGGGGCAAATATAAAGAAAAGAGCCAAGAAGTTAGGGATTGCATTGCCTGTAAAAAGACAATTGAACGAAAGTGAGCATTACAACAAGGGAAAGAGGTTGATCGGAGAAAAGTATTGCTTGAGTTGTGGTAAGGCTTTGAAAGCAAGAAGAAGGAAATACTGTGCTGGTAAGTGTCAACATGAATTTGACACAAAGATAAAAATAGAGAATTGGAAGAACGGAACTTGGAGCGGTACAACAGGATTTACACCTTCAATAAAGATTAGAAACTATCTCTTCGCCAAGTACAGCAGTAAATGTCAAGAGTGTGGTTGGGGAGAGGTAAACAAACATACAAATAAAGTGCCGTTACAGGTTCATCACATTGATGGAAATTCTTGTAATAATGTGGAAAAAAATTTACAACTTTTGTGTCCTAATTGTCATTCTTTGACTCATAACTGGGGGAAGAGAAACAAAAATGCACCAGAGGGTAAAAGTAAATATTTTTCCACGAAATAGTCTCGTATCTCAATTGAATAGAGAGTCCCTCTCCTAAAGGGAAGATATGGGTTTGAACCCCGTCGAGACTACAATTTTTAGTTACTTACAATTATTTGACACTACAAACAGCGAGTCGTGGGTTCGAGTCCCTCCCCGAAAGGGTAGTTCAGTTGGTAGAACAGCCGTCTAAAAATCAAGTAACTTTTTAATCCATTTCTGGGAGTGTTGAAATGTTGGTATGAGTGGAGATTTTCACTTACAATCCATTTACAAAATTCAAACAATCTGTAAACTGTAATAACGAGCGGTTCGATTCCCTCCACTCCCACTTTTAAGTCCATTTTGGACATTTGTTTAACTTTTTCAATTTTTCACTTACAATGATTGACTTGACAAGTAAGATGCGGGTAGCCGCGAGTGAAAATCCCTTTTATGGGAAGAGCCAACTCTTCGAGTTCTATCAGGCTGCACAGTCTGGTAAAATTACGGATAGTTTGCTAACAAGCACATGGAAGACCTGTGCTACAAAGGAAGATAAGGAACTCTTCTGGGTAATAGCATTCTCATGCGGAGACATTGCTAACAGGCAGCACAATGCCCTAAAAGGCACTAAACTGGACAATGGCGGATCGGCACATCGTGCTGCTTTCCAAACCATCCTAAAATGGGCAAAGAAAAATGCGCAGAGGCAGTACGAGAAGTTCCTCGTGTCTGACGCAATACGCCAATACACTACCTTGGACAACATCCTTGGTGTGCGTGTAAAAACTGAGCCGGGAAAAAAGACGGTGAAAGAAAACGTCAACTTCCTCGAAGGGACTGACATGCAGACTGTTGCTCAGTACATTGCTGGCATCATCCAGCGTGGAAATCCTATGGACAACCAGTTGGTTGCAAAGTTCCTTACCAACGTAAGGACATCTAAGCGTCAAAAGGTTGACAGGAAGACAAAGGAGAAGTCTGGCCAGCGTGACTTACAGCCAGCCACTAAAAAGAACATGGAAGTAAAACAAATGTTTTATATCCATCTCTCTGAGGCTATGGGTTGGACATACGTCAAAAAGGACGGCTGGGTTGATTTCTCTGGGATGAAGGCTTGGAAATCAAAGAACAACATTGACCTTGAGTCAGTATTGTTTTCGACATCGAAGATCAAGGAATACGACGATACTCAGTTCACTGAGTTCCTAGAAAAACTTCCTTCTGGCGCACGTTTCCGTGTTCGTAGGCGGTTGCTTACAAAAGAAAATGGACTCAAGGGCAAGTGGGTTAACAAGTTCGGCAGAGACTTTGGTCTAACCTTCCTTAACTGGGAAAAGAGCAAGGCTGCCTTGCAGGACGAACAACGTGTACTTACTGAAAAAGTAAGGCAGGGAACAGCATCAGACGAGGACAAAGCACAGTTGGCTAAAGTGGCTAAGGCTGCTAAGGTAAACACGGGTGGAACAACTTTGTTCGACGAACTCGAAGCACTGTTGACCTCGGCAAAAACTCAGAAGGAGATTGACCTTCAAATCCAGTCTATACTGGATAAGGTGTCATTCCAAGTTCCTGTGCTTTCAATAGTTGACTGTTCTGGCTCTATGGGCGGAGGATGGGCTAAGATTAAGGGAAAGAATGGCGCGGACATCCTTCCTTACAAGGTAGCCGCTTTCCTTGCGACTGTTGCTATGTTGAAGAACCCTTCAAACGAAGTAGATGACTTGCTCATCAGGTTCGGAACATCTTGCGACATTCTAACAGATGGTGCAAGCGGGGTGAAGAAGACCAACAGGTTCATGCAGGGGACTACAACACGAGTAAGTCACTTGGTTGACCGTACAAAGCCTTTCTCAGCCAACTTTGAGAACATCCAAAGTGTTGTGAACTGTGGACATGGCGAAACTGACCTTTCAACAGTGCCAAAAGCACTTGGAAAGTGGATTGAGTCTGACCCAGATACTAGGGCATATAAAATAGAACAGTTGCAGAGATACCCTGTATTCATGGTAATAAGCGATGGTGACTTGAACTCAAGTGGAAACGCTGCAACATCAATGCTACAATTCCGAAGGGAAATGGCAAAATACGGATGGGACGGTGTGGTGATAGTGTGGGACGTAAACTCAGGAACTCCTGTAAAGGACAAATTTGCGAACGTGCCAAATACCATGCACTTCATGGGATGGAACTTGGGAATTATCAATCAGGTATTTACCAAGATACATGACCTTGACATTATAGACACTTACTTGCCTCTCAAGGCATTGTATGAGTCTAACAGGTACGACTTGGTTAAGGCCAATGTAATTTAAACTACTTTGGTGGGGGAACAATATTTAAACACTGTAATCAGGTGTTCACGAATCCTGACGTTAAGCAAAAAGCGGTTCGGGTCAGTAGTGACCTGCGGGTTTCCCCACCAATTTTTATAACATAGTAAAAAAAAGAAAACACCATGAAAGAATTTACAGCAGACAACCTCACTCGATTGAAAGAGTTGTTCACAAACCTTTGCTTTGCAGGGGAGTTCATCGAAGGTAAGTTTGGTGCAAACCAACTGAATCCATTCGACTTGCTCAACAGCACAGCAATACCAACACTTAGGATGTTGCTCGTTCAGACCCGGAAGGCGAAGCAGGAAATGGAGGAACTAGACGAGTGGTCAATGAACACGAGCCAGACAGCAAAGAAGAGCCGACTCGAAGTATGGGCGGACTTCATCAACTTGACAATCGGGTACAGGCTCGATCAAGAGGCTAAGGCTGCAACAAGGGCTGAAAAAATGAAGAAAGCACGGGAACTTGATGCTCGTATTGCTGCTGAAACTGACAAAGGTAAAACTTTGGACGATTTGAAGAAGGAACGCGAAGCACTTGGAGTGTAATTTATTTGGATATTGGCGGAAGATAGACGCAAACTCTTTTAGATATGTAGAAAAGGTCTGTTATGATTTGCATATTACCTTAGCGGGTTAAATAAACAGACGTACAGGTATCGAATCCTGTATATCCAATTAAAGGTAAGAACTTTTGCAGCCGGAAGTATATTGGGACTTTGGTTTTAAGGCTGCATTTTCGGGTGGTATTTCAATTGGTTAGAATACGCGCTTTGGAGGCGTGAGGTTGCAGATTCGAGTTCTGCTCACCCGACATTAAAACTTTGAGGTAAGATAGTGGACAAAAAAGTTTGTACGAAGTGTAAAGAGGAAAAAGCATTATCAGATTATTTTTTTAAGAATGCAAAAATAGGAAGGCTACATAGCCAGTGCAAAGATTGTTACAGGGATAGTCGAAAGGGAAAAGAGTATTATGCTGTAAACAGGGATGAATACATAAAGAGGGCTAAAAAGAGACAACTTGAACTTGTTACTGTAAACAGGGAAAAACTTTTAGCGTATTTTAGTCAAAATCCGTGTAGTGATTGCAGTGAGTCTGATCCTATTGTTTTAGAATTTGACCACAAGTATGACAAAAAATACTCAATATCTAAAATGATGAGAGATTTCACATGGGAGCAAATATTAGTGGAAATTTCAAAATGTGAAGTCGTGTGTTCTAATTGTCACAAACGCAGAACTGCTAAACAGTTTGGTTGGTGGAAAAATGACTCTGTGTCCGACTGGTAAGGTGAAGGTCTGCAAAACCTTTTATGCTTGGTTCAAATCCAGCCAGAGTCTCAAAATGAGAAAGGAAAATCAATTCGTAACCCATACCCTCATTGGAAGGGCTATAAACAGCGATCTTATGGTTGAACCCAAGTACAGGGTAAAGAGAGAGACTTTAAAGTGTACTTGTACAGACCCTCAAATATGGGAAATGGAGTGCGAAGACAGAACACTCCTGTACGCAAGGTTCAACAATGGTGAACTGAATTGCAAAGAGAAGAACACCGGGGTATATATATGCTCAGGAAACCCAGTCCTGCACAAGGATAAAATACCCGATGAAAAGGTAGAATTTTACCTTGAAATGTATTCAAAGCACATCATAAATTTTCAATGATAAAGCACGTCAGTTTCGATTTCTGGGATACTCTATATGTGGGAAACCCTAATTTCCGCATAAATAGAGCAGAATACCTCGATAGAAAATACGGACACAGCCCGGAAGTAGTAGCCGGAGCAGTTTGGACAACCAAAAAGTTGTGCGATGATACAGCAGAGAAAACTATGTGTAACGTTGATACGTTGACTCAGGCGTGGATATTGCTTGACAACCTTGGGTGTGCCTCTATACAAGGGGCGATAGAACTTGCTGAGGAGACTCACAAGATTTTTGTGGACAACCCACCAGTGCCAGTCTTCACTATAAAAGACCTAACTTCCTTAAAAAATAAGGGAGTGTCCATTTCGATCAGTTGTAATACTGGTTTAATCAGCGGAGACAGTATTGTTTCCATGCTCAAAAAAACGAGCGTCTTTGATGCGTTTGATTACACGTTGTTTTCAGACCACATCGGTTACTTTAAACCAAGCCCTTTCTTTTTGCAAAGGGTTTTAGACCACTCTAATTGTAAGGCTGATAATTTTGAGGAGATACTGCACATAGGAGATAACCTAAACACAGACGGTTACATGTGCCAGTTGACTAACTCAAACTATCTGTTTGTTGAAAGGGGAGGTTTAGATTTTGCGAGTATTAACAACTATCTATAAAAATGGAGAAGAGAACATTTTCTGCATGTCCCATATTCGACAGGGACGACCTTCCGTTTGACGGAGGAGATTATTCACGCTTCAAATACGGATCAAAGACCGTAGCAAGAGCGTTTGGAAAGACCTTAGCAAAAAGGTTCTGGGTTCAGGTACTTAGAAACAACCTTCCAGACAAACCCATTATGGTGTATCCTTCACCATACAACTTCATTCCTACTGCTACCTTCGTAATGAAGGACTACTTCATCAAATACCTGAACGAGTATTTGGTAGGTGCTGGCTTGCCTCCTGTAAAGGAAGGGAAGATTGACAGAAATAGCGGATATATAATGGACTATGGGACTATGAGCGTGGAAGAGAGAAATGCTGTAATGGAAGAAGACTCGTTCCACATTGACTCCCACTTCGCTAAGGACAAAATCCTCATATTTTTGGATGACATTCGAGTGACAGGTTCACACGAGCGCAGGATAGACAAGATGGTTAAGAGTTACAAACTTAACAATCTGTGCTACTACCTGTACTATGCTAGTGTGGAAGACCCAAGCATAGAGGCTAACTTCGAGGATTATTTGAACCTTAACGCAATTCACGATCTCATAGACATTTCAAAAATAATCAGGAACGAGGAGTTTGCATTTAACACTCGTGTGGTTAAGTACATGCTTGCCTCTCCCCATGAAGAGTTTAAGGTATTCATACAATACCAGTCTAACGCTTTTGTTGACACCCTATGGCACTATGCTATGGGAAACTCATACCACACCGAAGAAAAATTCCAAGAGAACTATAACTACTTAACAACAATTTTAACAGACTAAACAATGGATTTTCAACTAATTTTACAACTGCTCTTAACTGGTGTGACTATTTTAGTCATAGAATCCGTACTGAGCATTGACAATGCGGCTGTACTGGCTGTGTGTGTAAACCGACTGCCTGACCAAAAAGACAGGGATCATGCCTTGACCTATGGTATCGTAGGTGCTTATGTTTTCCGTGGTCTATCCCTTCTACTTGTTGGATGGCTTCTTGCCAATCCTGACTGGGGATCGTACATAAAAATCGCTGGTGGATTATACCTTGCGCGACTTGTATGGACTTATTTTACACCAAGCAAAGACTCGACAGAAGAAGGAGATTTCAGTTGGGTGGAAAACTTGCTAAAGTTTGTAGGACTGGGAGGTATATCAACCTTTTGGCTGGTGGTTATTGAGGTAGAAATCTTAGACTTCACATTTAGCATTGACAATATCCTTGCTGTATCCGCAATGTCTAAGAACATATACGTCATCATAGCAGCAGTGTTCCTTGCCATCCTTACCATGAGGTTCGTTACTCAAACAATGAGCAGACTGATGGAAAAACACCCTTACCTTGAAGGACGTGCTTACATAGTTATTGGTCTGATTGCATTCAAACTCATTGCAACGGCAATTCTACACTTCACAAACTTAGAGACTATAAAGGCTATTGTTGACGCAGAGTCATTTGACATGCTTTGGTCGGTAATCTCTATCTTAATATTCCTTCCAATAGGCATATCTAAACCCCTGAACGTTGTAGGTAATGGGAATGTAGTCGTGCAGGAATCCATTGGAAACAATACCGCAAAGGTAAGTGGAAATGGGAATATTGTAATACAGGGTCGCGCAAAGAAAACAGTATGACCAAGAAAGACATTCGCATTATAGAAGACCTAGTTGAGTCTGAGGGCTTTGACTACGGTATGATAGAATACGCTTCAACCCTAAAAGAAGTTAAAGACGAAGAATTTCACAGGCTGAGAGATGCTTATGAAGAATCACAAACAAAATTAAGGGACTACCTTGAGAGTCAAGGCATAGAACTTGGTTAAACCATAACAATTTAAACAACAACAGTATGTCAACTATTTCAGTTAACGTAACAAAAGGTCAGAGGCTTGACCTTACAAAGGGAAATCCCGGATTGAAGACCTTGAAAGTAGGACTAGGCTGGGATGTTAATGAGACAAGTGGAGTTAACTTTGACCTTGATGCCTTTTGTTTTGGAGTAGACAGCGCGGGTAAGTTAGCAGATATTTCACATGTGTGCTACTTCAACCAACTGTCAATACTCGGAGGGGCAGTATCCCATAGTGTAGACAATCTCACAGGTGCTGGGGCTGGCGATGATGAAACAATAACCATAAATTTAGCAGCAGTCCCGGCTAGTATAGATAGGTTAGTGATTGCAGTGAACATCTACGTTGCCAGCAATAGGAGACAGAACTTTGGGATGGTAAGGAATGCGTTCGCTCGATGCTACGACTCAGACACAAGCGGTCAACTTATGCGATATGATCTTGGAGAAGAGTTTAGTACCTTCGAGGGTGTTGTGTTTGGAGAGGTTTACCGCAATGGAGGGGATTGGAAATTTGGGGCTATCTCAAATGGCTTTAATGGAGACATTAACTCACTCATAACTCAATATCAAAAATGAACCAGTTAGATTTAAGAAAAAAGTTAGTCCTTGACTTAAAGAAGGAAAAAGGTCTTGAGGGACAGTTAGCCACGGTAGTTGCTGTATATGACCGCTCAGGCAGCCTTGATTGGGCTTATAGGGACGGAACAATGCAGAGGTTGACCGAACGTGTACTGCCTGTCGGACTTGGGTTCGATGACAATGGCTGTGTAGACTTATTCATCTTCCACAACCAAGCGTGGAGGTCTAAGGTTGACATCACGCTTACAACTATCAACTCAGTGATCCCTGAGATCACTCCACACAGCAGCGGCGGAACTTCCTATGCACCAGCGATAAAGTTGATCCTTGACGAGTACATTGGAGAGGCAACTGGTGGTGGATGGTTGTCTAAGGCGGCAAGACCAACAAAGAAACTGCCTTACCCGGTATTTGTCTTGTACTTCACTGATGGTGAAAACGACGACAAGGCAGCAACTGAGGAAGTAATAAGGGAAGCAAGCAAATATGGCATTTACTTCCAGTTCGTAGGGATTGGGACAGCCAGTATGCCGTTCCTAGATAAACTTGATGACTTGACGGGAAGGGAGATAGATAACTGCGGATTTTTCCGTGCATATAACCTTGACTCTATGAGTGACCAAGATTTGTATAGTAGCATGATGACGGAGTTTCCTTCTTTCGTAGCAGAAGCACGTCGAAAAGGCTTAATCCAGTGACCTTAGAATTTTTTTCAAAATAATGTGATATTTATTTGGAAAATATGGGTCTGATACCTTACCTTTGCATAGAATTTAGATATAGTAGTTTGACAGGTAATTCGTTAGATATACGCCAAACCATAAGCCAAAACTTTTTTCTAAACTAAATGTTAATGCCACGTTGGAAGTCAAAAAGTTGATGTACCTTTGTGGCATAAATTACATTCAGCATGTTGGTATGCAACCTCTCTCATAAGGAGGTAAGGAGAAGGGTTCAACTCCCACGAATGTAACGGAAAATTAAAAATGTTTGATACTTATGTAATAAAACATAGGAGTTGAACATGAAACATTACTTGGTTTACCAAGTCACCAATCTCATAAATGAGAAAATTTATATAGGCATCCACATCACTGAAAACGTAGAAGATGGGTATATGGGAAGTGGTAGAAGAGTAAGGAAGGCAATCAAAAGACATGGATTAATAAATTTCAAGAAGGAGATACTTTTTGACTTTGACAATCCAGAAGATATGGTTGCTAAAGAAATTGAGTTGGTGGATAGAACCTTTATAGCAAGAAAAGATGTTTATAACATCCAGATTGGAGGTAATGGTTGGAACTCATTTGATACAGTAACTGTAAAGGATTCAAGTGGGAATTGCTTTAGAGTCCATAAAACTGATAGTAGGTGGATGAATGGAGAATTAAAGTCGGTATCAGAAGGATTAGTAACAGCAAAAGATATTAGTGGAAATGTTATTTCTGTGTCTATGATGGACGGTAGGCTGCTTTCAGGTGAATTGAACCATGTAACAAAGGGGACAATAACTGTTAAAGATAGTCAAGGAAAAACTAAAAGAGTTTCAACAAATGACTCTTGTTATTTGTCAGGTGAGTTAAAACCAATATGGACTGGTAAACACCATACTGAGGAAGCCAAACGTAAGATGAGTGAAAAGAACAAAGTATTGTTGAAGGGCGAAGGGAACTCACAGTATGGGACTTGTTGGATAACCTTTGATGGTTCTAATAAGAAAATAAAGAAAACAGAACTTGAGTCTCACCTTGAAAAAGGTTGGGTTAGAGGGAGAAAAATAGCGAGATAGAGAAGCAGTTAACTCGAAAGGCTCATAACCTTTAGACACGGGCGCACATCCCGTTCTCGCCACAAAGAAAACTTCGCACAGTGGAGAAATCGGAGTTCGATGAACCTTTTAAAGTTCAGACGCAGGTAGCCTTTTAAAGATTGCATGTCAAGTAATAAGCGCGAATAAAGACCAGACATACAATCTAGTTTCAACCTGTGATAAAGAACAAGTCTCGCCCCGCCTCATAAGTGGGGAGAATGCAGGTTCGAGTCCTGTTTGTGCAACAAATAAGAAAAAGTACATCGGAAGGTGTCTTCGCACAGTCCAGTAGTGTTGTGTTCAATAAACCGGAAAAAGCACAAAGATTCATTGGAAGGTGTCTGTCGTGTGGCGCAGTCAGGTAGCGTACCTCTCTGATAAAGCGGGGGTCGCTGGTTCAAATCCAGTCATGGCAACTAAAACACAGTAAGCGTAAAAGCCGCCTATGATGGTTGAGGGCATTGGTGAGAGACCTGAATTAACAGGTGAATTATGTCCCCGGAGGATGGCACTCACAGCCTCTATTGTGTTTTAACTCATAATATGAAAGAGTGTAAAGCGTGTTGTTCGGAGTTTAGTGAAACGTATCACAACGAGTTGTACTGTACATCCTGTAAGAGAGTAAGGAGGCATAACGGTAACATCAAGAAATACGGAATAGACTCTGAACAATACGAAGCACTGCTTTTGAGGCAAGGAGGAGTCTGCGGTATTTGTAAAAGAGCAAGTAACAGAAGATTGGCAGTAGACCACTGTCACGAGTCAGGAGTGGTAAGAGGACTGTTGTGTTACAACTGTAATGTTGGGTTGGGTCTATTTAAAGATGACACTGTTCTGCTAAGTGCAGCAATAGAATATTTGAAATAATGTAAGTAAGCCGACTATTGGTTAGTCTGGGCTGCGCTGTAATGTGGTCGTCTAACAGAGACTTAGAGGTTCAATTCCTTAATAATAGCACAAAACCACTGTTAGTGGCTGGTGCGGTAAATTAAAGACAAATGAAAAAAGTAAGAATAATTCAAAGAACAATGCCCGATGGCAAATATTGAATTAAAAACAAAAATACTGAATGATAAATACACCGAGTATGTGTATGAAGCATTTGATATTCAGAACAGAGAAGAAACATCTGTATCTATCCCTATGAACTTAGGAGAGGCTAAAAACTTTGATTGGAATATTGGAGTAATTTTAGGCGGTAGTGGTAGTGGGAAAACTACTATCTTAAAAAAGATGGGTGATGTAAAAAAGGTAAACTTTGATACAGAAAAGCCTTTGATAAGCAACTTTGATTGGTTAGAACCAAAAGATGCTACATTAGTTTTAACTTCAATGGGGTTGAGTTCTGTTCCTACTTGGTTACGACCATTTCACACATTATCAAATGGTGAACAATATCGAGCAACATTAGCTTACTTGGTAGCTTCTGCAAAAGATGGTGAAGTTATACTAATTGATGAATATACTTCTGTTGTAGATAGAGATGTTGCAAAAGCAATGAGTTTTGCTTTGCAGAAATACAT